TTCCTGAACCGCCAGCACCACCATTTCCTGTAACACCGCCGCCGCCACCACCGCCACCAAAGTTTGCGGTTGCTGATGAACCAGCTCCACTGCTTGTGCTATTACTACCATTGCCAGCATTACTTCCGGCAGTTCCTGCAGTACCGCCATTTGAGCCACCGCCACCACCACCACCATAATTTTGTGAAGTGCCAGAAAGTGTACTTGCTAATGCAGAACCACCATTACCACCTGTGTTAGCTGCGGCATTTGCTCCTACACTGCTTCTACCACCACCGCCACCGCCAGCGCCTTGACCACCAGTTCCAAAACCAGAACCTCCAGCATATCCAGTTGTTCCTGATGTTGTAGCAGAACCTCCTGCGCCACCCGGAGAAGCACCAAAACCAGAACCACCGCCACCAGAAGCACCACTAGCACCATTACCTGCACCACTGCTAACACTTCCACCACCACCGCCACCTGTGGCTGTAATACTTGAAAATGTTGAGCTTGTTCCAGAACTGCCAGCCGATGTACCAGTTGCTCCAGCACCGCCAGAGCCAACGGTGATAGTGTAGTTTGTCCCTGCCGTAACACTAAATGCTGTTCCTGTTTTTACATCGCCAGCTCCACCACCGCCACCAGTATCTTTACCGCCACCTGCTCCACCGCCAACTACAAGATAATCAACAGTAGTTACGCCTTCAGGACATACCCAACTCTTAGATGATGTAAACGTAAAGATTGTTGGCGATGACATTGAATAAGAAAGAATGACTATGCCTGAGCCGCCTACCCCATCAGTACCGCCCGGCCCACGACCGCCACCTCCAGCACCTAAATTAGCTGTTCCTGATGTAGCAGTACCAGAACCAAGTGAGCCGTTACCGCCGCCGCCAGAACCGCCTGTTGATGTTGTACCTCCGATCGCACTAGGATGAGTGCCACCTCCGCCGCCTCCGGCGTAGGTCACGCTACTACCGGAAATGCTAGTAGCCGTTCCGTTGCCACCGTTGCCGCCGCGACTAGTTATAGCTGCACCACCAACAGCACCAGCCCCACCTCCACCGCCGGGATTCGTATAAGTTACATTGTCAGAAATTCCAGCACCACCATTGTTTCCTTGCGCTGGAGTTGTGCTAGGAACATTGCCAGAACCACCAGGATAAGTTCCATTAGGCAAACCGTAACTACCGCCACCGCTACCACCACTAGAACCTGTTCCCGAATTACTACCAGTTCCGCCGCCAGCAGAAGTAATTGTGCTAAATACTGAATTAGAACCATTAGTTGCCGACGCTCCTCCGCCGCCAACCGTAATTGAATAGTCAGTTCCAGCCGTAACACTTAATCCAGTACCAGTACGGAAACCACCTGCGCCGCCGCCAGCATCATTTCCACCACCACCACCAGCAACAACAAGGTAGTCAACAGTAGTCACACCAGTAGGACAAGTCCACGTACCAGACGCAAGGAAACGCTGAATGACAGTGACATTGCCACCGCCACCAACAGCACCGTAACCCATCAAAATTGATTGAAGTATTCCTGTCATGACAAACCTGCCCCTGAAATAATCCAAGAAGTGCTAGTTACTTTTACGCAAGTAGCCACTCCATTTGCGGTCAAAGTTCTAGTACCTGTAGTTGCTGAGTTAGCCAATGTCATTGTGTCTGTAGTAACAGAAATGCTTACATTGTTTGCTGAACCATTAACAATCGTAATAGCCGTTCCAGTAGTAAACGCAACATTTGAGTTTGCTGGAATTGTGTAGGTTGCAGCAGCCTGTCCGGCTGGATGATAAATATGTTTACCAGCATCACCAATAACGATGTTGTAGTTACCGTTCTGAGAGTTTTGAGGAATTCCCATGTAACCAACAACATTTACGCTATCTACTGTTGCCGCCGTAACATTAGCGTTAATGATTCCGCTACTAATAGTTACGTTAGTCAACGTTAAGTTACCAACACTCGTAACCGTACTTCCTAACGTAACGACTGTGTTGCCTAATGTAGTTGAGCTGTTAGCTAAGAAATTATTTGGAAAAGCGCTTGCCACACTAGAAATAGTGACATTGGGAAGCGTTAAATTGTTCAGCGTGGTAACTGTATTACCAAGTTGAACCGCCGTATTACCAATCGTAATTGGAGTGGCAAAGTTGTTATCAAGTTGAGATAACGGTATTGTAGTAGTTGCATTCGCAAAAGTATTTGGCACTGGCATTTTAGAACCTCGTTCTTAGTTCATGTTCAAATTGGAAACCATTGATAACAAAAGGTGTTGATGTGCTATTGATGGTTATACCTAAGTATTTACCCCACATTTCAGCGTCAGATTTATATAAATAATAGCCAGAACCAGCAGAAGTAGAGCCTAACCAGCCAATAATTATATTAGAACTGTTCTTCCAATCTATTTCATTTCCTGAATTGTTAGTCCAAGCAATTGTATTGTCAAAAGTAATAACAGGAGACTGCGCCGATTCTGAATCTACATAAGCATTCATTGTTGTGGGTGATGATCCTAACGTAGCCTCAATACCTATCTTTAATGCTTGCTTATCCCGAATAGGATCGCCCATAGCGTCTAATGCTGTTTCTAAAATAATATCTACTGGTACAGCGGCATCACCATAAAGCTCTACAAAATTACTACCGCTTGTGCCAAATAATTTAATTTGACCACCAGTAGCAATAGAAGATACTAACTTGATATTATTTTGATTAGAAAAAAACCATTTCTTTTCAAAAAATATTGCCTGTACATAACGATAAGTTCCAGAATCGTTATATCTTATATTGAATGCGGCACATAATATGTTATTTAACAATACCTGACCAGCCGTAACTGTTGCGGTAGAAAAATCTATGTTTGGAAACACACCATCAAGAGGATCAGAAATCTTTGATGTTGTCGAACCAACAAGCGCATACACACCATATTCGTTCATAAACAACACAGAACGGAAGTACGGGAATATTGCATATCGTAATCTTGATCCAACAGAAGCACTAATGTTGGTATTTGTAAATAATGTAATTCCAGCATCACTTACGCGAACATCTGAAAATACGTTAATACTATCTTCACCAAAAATATACAGAAAGTTGTTAGCTGATAACAATTGCGTAATATTACTTCGCAGTGTTGCGTCTGTAATTGTAAATACGCCAGAAGATAAACTAACAAAATCAGAATATGAGCCAGCAGCCGAATAACTTACAGAACGTCCTTGAGCTACCCAAGACCGACCTGAAAATGTTTGAATGCCAGTAACCGGATTACTGTTAATAATAGCTTTAGCGGCTGCATTTGAACCTCCACCACCGCTGATGGTTACACTGATATTGGATGAATTCGTGTATCCAGTACCATTGTTGGTCATAATCACTTGGATTATCTGACCACCAGCCAAAATAGCTGTACCAGCAGCGTTTGTACCGCCACCACCACTAATAGTTACTACAGTATTAGAAGCGTTTGTATATCCAGTACCACCATTAGTTACTAATACAGTGACGGTTCCAGTTTTAAACGTAGAAACACCAGCAATAGCTGCTGCGTTATTTCCACCACCACCTGAAATAGTTACCGTGGGTGACGTTGTATAACCAGCGCCAGCTTCAGTAATGGCAATTCCAGTAACTACATTTGCCGTCAAAATAGCTTCTGCTTGAGCCTGTATGCCACCTGTCTCATTAGGAGCAGAAATAACTATAGAAGGCGTAGTCGTATATCCAGTGCCTCCATTGGTAATTCCTATGAATCCAACGGAACCAATAGATACAAGATTAGTGCCATCCCAACTATAAACACCGTTATTAGGATCACCAATTAAAACGCGCTCATCTTTAAACTGCGTTATGTTAATTCTTGAATTTGAAAAAGTACCAGCAACAGCAACGTTGCCTTTTGTATTTGTCTCTACATCAACGTACTCACAACGACCATCCTCTTGAAATCCAAGTTGATAATCTTTGTTGTTAATGTTTGCTGATAGCAATGAAGTAACAACATTACCAAACGTTACCGCAGTATTCTTTTCGCCAGATAGCGTTTTAATATTTGCGTAACCAATGGGCATGGCATTCTCTAGCCATGAAAACTCACCATCTTCTAATGCAGTACGATTTGCTTTCGTGTTTATTCCACGAAATTGTTTAATTACTTTGTATGACTTTTTTTGCTCAGCCGCAGCCATAATTAAAATGCGCTGCCATAAGGATTAGGAATGCGTCGAGTCATGGTCGTAACCAAAACACTACGAACTTCTTGTACATATTGCTGTTTGTATATTTCAGACTCGCCATAACTTTGCTCTTTAAACTTTGCTTTATGTGCTGCAAAGTAAGCTACTGGCGTACTGTATGGCTCAATGAGAACATCAACTTCAGTAGAAGAAACAAGATCGGCTGGAAGTACAACCGTATCCATTTCAATGGTGTAAACCTGATCCGGAACCGGAGAAATAAAAGCTGTCTGCTGTCCGTAAACGGTAAACGCTACTGGCCTACCTATGTAGTTTTGCCAATAACGTAATTGCGCGTTGAACTGAGTCCACGGCAAATATTGCAAAGGAATTCTGCTATTTCCCCAATAAAGGTTGATATTTAAAATATCAATCGTATTTATGCTGTCAGGAAATGCTGCATACGGTAACTTTTCGCAGTTACCAGCATATTGCAAGGTAGCAGTTCCGTCGGTAAATGGCGTTGTTGGAGGATACGAATAATTTGATGCAGGGTAAGGTGGTGCTGTAGTTCCTAAAACACCAGCTACAGTTACTTTGTAAATAAAGATATTTGAAAATACGTAATCATCTAAAGCAACAGTTGCACCAGCAGTCCAAGCAACGGGGTTTGCTCCACCTGCTACCGGAGACATTGGAGTTTGTGATACTTGAATTTTTCTTAGACAGCCAGTATCCCTAACTGTTTGCTTACGGCCTTCATTGATGTAGTCCGTTAGCTCAGAGTCAGAATAGAAGTTTCCGTTGGCATCATGTAGCAGCCTACGAACTTCCGTGATGTAACCGGATAAAGTTGCCATTTAATTGCCATAATTAAGCGGCTTTTTCGACTTTTCTCCCCACCCCCCGTAAAGGGATAGGTGGGGGTACTTGGTCAATCGCCGGGGATAAGGAGCGATCCTGTACTGGCATAGATTCGGTAATGCTAAATTTTGCAAGAATTTCCAACCCGCTAGGAATGTCATTCTTTGTTTTAGCAAAACCAAGTCTAGCCAAAAAAGGTTCTTTATTTTCAGAACCATAACCAAATATGTGACGAGCAATTTCTATAGGTACTTCAACAGATTCATTCATAGGGAACGTATATGTTTTATACGCATATTCATCGACAAGTGTTTTTTCCCACTTGTTAGTCACATAAACAGTCGTCATAGAGTTACCGCATCTCCGTAAACCACAATGTCGCAAGTTCCACCAGATACAGCGGCAGGTACGTTGACGTACAACGAACCAGACGAGTAAACGGTAGTAGCAGCGCCAGCAGCAAGAGTTAAATCTTGGTACGTGGAAGTGCTAGTTACGTTGCTTAGCGTTGTCAGTGACGCAACCGCATTTGAAACGTTACCATCGTTAGAGGTGGTAACAGTTACGTTTGCGGCTGCAATCGACTTGTTTGCATTAGCTACCGTAATCCTGCGAACAATGTATGAACTTGCGCCGACAATAGGAATTTGAACAACAGCATTGGCTACTGTACCAACACTAACGGTTACAGTGCGACCAAGTGCAAAATTGCCAAATCCATTGGGGAACAATGATCCTACATGGTTAGCATTCATGTTGGCTCCTTATGCGTAAGTCTCACTAACCGCTTGACCCTGATTCACTTGGAACAGAGTAATGGTCGGTGTACCAGCAAGAACATTAGCACGAATGTTTACGCCATCAGAGATGAAGTAGCCGCCAGTATTATTGGCAACTACAACCGCATACGAAGCATTACTGATATTGCCAGTTGTATTCGTATTTAGTTCAATAGTGACGTTAGCAGTTGGAGCAATGTAATAATCGCCAGCAGGAACAGTTGCCGTTGCAGTACCCAAAGCATACGCTTGAATAAATGCACCAGCAGCATTAGTTGCTGCACCAGCTACGAGGATTTTATTAGACATGACTATTTCTCCTTACAATGTGAGCGAGTTATAGCCTGTCACTTTGGTCATGGACTTGGGCTTAGTGTTGACCAGTTCAGCGATCATCAGCACAGCACCAACATAACCAATCTGCCAGTTAGGAAGTGTCGATTCAAAACCTGTAAAGACAAACGAACCCTGCTCATGGATATAGAGCGACAGGTAGTTGCTGTTCAGGAAGTAAACCGTTCCTTCAGGGCAGTACGGATCAGGATAAATAGGAACGCCAGCAACCATCAAAGCGCGGAAGCCAGACTGAGGGCCATTTGCATCGCCATCAAAACCGGAACCCGGAGTTAAGACGTATTGCTCTTGACCGACATAATCTTGTGCCAGCAACGTCCAAGTACCAAAACCGCATACGCCAAACGTAGGCACTTCTGCGCCATTTTTGACTGTACCGGAAATGTACTGAAGGATGTTCTGACGAGTTGGGTTTACCGAACCAGCAGCATATTGCTTCGATTTCCACCAAGTGTAGGTAGAACGATCAATATTGCCGTAAGTACCGGAATCAGACACAGCAGCAGGTAAACCTGTGAATTGCTGAGTATTTGTTGTGTTGTTGTACAGTGATGTAGCCATAGCATCCATCATCACGTTAGTCGCGTCATTCATACGCGCTTCGATCAGAGGAATAACTGCTGCATCTTGCTGGACTGCGCCTTCCATACCGAGGAACGGTACTGGTGCAATCATCAGCTTCAGGTTGAATTCAGCGTTGTAAGCACCCTGCTGGACAGAAGGCTGAGCGAACGAGCCGCTGTAGTCTGACCATTGAGCATTTACAAACTGAGAACCCTGAACGGGAACTGTAACAGAGGAAACACCACCAGAAG